GTACTCCTGTTGCAGATCTTTGAACGCCTCCAGTCTTTCAACCAGAGGAATGCCTTCTGGATTCAATCCTAGCCCCAGTGGTTCCGGGGCAATCCGCAGGATGTCGAACACCGCCTGCTGCCTTTTAGACAGAAGGTCGCGGGCACGCAATGAACCGATTCCTCGGCAAATGTCCATGAAGTTGTCATCTCCAGGACGGTGCCAACGATAGGATGGTATGTCCGACGTGGCCGAGAGAATATGACCAGCGAACTCAGCCAGCTTGCTGGAATGCAAGCCTTTTGATGGGTTGATTTCTACCCCAAACCTGGTCATTATATCCTGGTAGGCCTTTGCCAAACCGTCATCGAATATGCACACGTCGTCCCCAAGGAGCACATATGACTCCCAGGGTATACCCATCTGGGCAATCAACCCCAGTAGGATACAATGGTGACTCAGTGCGAACTCGGCGAACGAGGGATAGGTACCCAGGGGTTGACCCTGGGCCCAACTCACACTCCGAGGTTGTAGGTGTTCCATGGCAAAGCGTGTCCATTCCTGGTAACGCTCGTCAAAGGTACCTTCTAACTCGCCTAGGTATGTACGCGCCGTAGCGATGTCATCCCGGATTAGGTCCCCGGGTGACCACATGTCGGTTTCCCGACCGTCGTACACCTCAAAAACATCCTTCAGGGACGGTGGTGGCAGGAAGTGACCAAACTCCCTGTAGGGTAAAACCCACTGACCTCTTGCGAGATCATCCATAAATGTGGTAAAGGGTTCGCCCACCAACGTTTGTAGAAGTTCTTGAGAGAGGATTCTTGGGAATGAGTCAGTGGCAGAAGTTAAATCCACTGACGACACGCGGTTACAAGCCGCGAGCTCCCCTTGAACTTTCCTCCGTCCGCCTTCCTGGTCGTAAGTGCAATCCATTGGCAGCCGACGAAGCTGCTCAAAAAGCCAATCACCAAGCGGTGTGAGTGCTTTTTGAATTAACCTTCGGGGGTTGGCAATCGTCCTGGCTTTGTAGCCAGGCTCTGGAATCACGTGAACTGAGCCTACTATGTACTCCCCTTCGGCGTACCTCTGGGAAAGCTCGCACGAATAGCACGGCGAGAAGTAAGTGCAGTCGGATCCCCATCCAGGGTCGCAGAAGTCTGAGACACCGGACAGTCTTGAAACCGGTGCTGACAAAGCTTCCCCTAAGATCCGTTCAAAGATAATAGGGTGGTTCTTTATCAGGGGTTCAAGCCCCTCGAGGTCAAGCACCCCTCGGTCCTCTCGTCCAAATTCCAAAGGGCCTATGAGAGCCCTACGGGTCGGACTAAAGGGGTAGTGATAGATCGGTAAGATCTTTTCTACCAGGGATAGACTAGGACGCACTCCGAATTCGGTTTGCAACACTTCTAACCCGCGGCGGAAGACATCTTTATCGTCTTCGGTGGCCGCATAGGTGACTTCCGTCACCTTTGTCCTGAACTTGTCCCACGAAGATTTGGGAATCTTCAGGAACTTGAATTGGCTGTAAACCATCATGGCATTCCAAGCCATGAAGGCTTCCCGTTTGGATATCCGAAAAATGTATCGGAACGGGCCTTTGGGAGTCCCATCGCGGTGGTGTTTGATGCCTCCGCTGGAAAGAGCCTTCCGGCTCCCTTCTAGATCCTCAGCCATATAGGCGAGGAGAGCTTGTCGAAGCGTTTTAAGCCTCTTGACAGTCCATTCGACGCCGGAGCCCTGGTCGCTCGCCCATTTCTGGACTAAAGCGATTACTGCTTCCGCGGGGCCACTGGGTAGAAAGGCACGCATTCTGGGTAGACTCTGTTTGTCCAGTGATGTGATCTTTCGACCTCCGAATCACCAAGCCTTCCTCTGATCCTTGCGGTCAGATTTCGGCAACAGGACG